CAGAACCAGCACGCTCAAACGCCTCTTCCACCATCTCAGAAAGGTCAAGATTGAAAGCAGAAACGCTTGAAGTGGTCATTATCTAAATCCTGCCGTTTTCTTTGCAATTGTTTTAGGTTGCGCTACAAACTGTTTACCTGCCGCTTTCCCCGCACGCTTTGCACGGGTAGTTGCCGCATACTCTGCTGGTGATAAAGACTTAATAGCCGCAGATGGGAGATACCTTTCACCTGTTTTACTAGATGGCTTTCCACTCTTGGTACGCCATTTCTGGTCGCCCCAATCCTTGAGAGATTGCTGCGGTGCTTTCAATCTCTATATCCTCCACCTGCTGCCTTGTACTTTTTAGCTACAAGTTGAGCTTTTCTCGCGCTCCATTGACCTGCGCCTGTACCTTGTGTAGCGGCGGCTTTTACCTGAGACACAATCCGCTTACGCAGACTTGGTTTGGTGTAATTGCCCGCCGCATTCACTTTACCGCCTTCAGCGTACTGTTTGAAGTCCGTGTCATCACGGCGCTTTTTAGTTACCGCTTTAGGCATTTTGGAAGGGAGAATATCTCCCATACCGCGTGAGGCCATCATGGTTTAACAGGCTTTGCCGCCCATGTTCATCTTCTTGGTCATGCCACCTTTTTTCATGCCAAGAGGCGTGCTACCAGACATTTTAATCATGGTACCTTTGGTTTTGCCTTTAGTAGCAACACCATCTTTGCTAGGAGCCGCAGTCTTTACTGAGCCCATTTTGGCTTCGGTCATTCCACCACCAGCCATTTTACTCATGCCTTTTTTCTTAGCCATCATTGCCATGAAGCCGGGGTTCATTTTAGAAGCCATAGTATCACCACCTTTTGAGAATTTTTTGCCTTTATCGGCGTTGCTGAAATCTTGTCCCACGGATTGCGGAACTCCTACCTTCTTTGCAAAAGCTTTGTTATGTGCGATTGCTTCCATAAAACGATGCTGTTTGCCACTTGTGCTAGGCATCAGGTTTTCTCCAAGCCTTGACCGTATCGGTTTCCCATATACGCAAGCACAGCCACACGATGGTCAATACACCACCAACAAGCCCCACCACAGGCGGGAACCACTCCATGAACCCACCTAGTCCTACGACTACTGCGGCTCCATCAGCCATTACTTTTACATCATGGTTGTCCATTACATGTACCTACCTTTGGTATGACCTTTTTGAGCTATTCCATCTGCACGTTTAGAGGCTGAAGATCTAACTTTACCTCCACGTTTCATGGCTTCTTCTCCTGGACTCAAACTTTCTTTTGTAGAAACTTTGCGGGGTATGTATTTTTCTAAACCTTCGTCTGCAGGAGAACTTATCTTTATACCTTCTTTTCCAAATCTTTTAGGTGCATATTTAGCAGTTGGAAGTTCTTCTTTTTCATCCCCAATTTCTGCACGCATCAACGCATTATTTAAACGACCTTTTTCATCTAAATCTTCTTTTTCAACTTTATTAGAAAGTTTAGGAATATCTCTTAAAGGCGCTGGCTTACCCGATGCGTCGTAGCCTGTATCACGCAATTTTTTTGCGCTAGAAGGCATTGTCATACCTTTGTTTGACAACTGTGGCTTTTCTTCCTCGGCATACCTAGTGTTGTACTTGGTGCCGTTAAAAGTGAATTCTTTATCTCCTGCGTCGCGTGCCGCACGAAAAGCCTTACCAAATGCGCTTGTTGCCATTTTGTACTCCTAACATTTCCATGCCCGCAGGCTTTTGTTAATTCTTGAATTTGGATCATTTGCAGTTTTGGGGGACGTTAGTTTTGCTTTCATCCCTGACATTCTCGCGCAGAAGGACTTCTTCCTTGATCCGCCCTCGGGTTGGGGAGGCTTTAAATTCATCCCCTCCTTCTTTGCGGATGCCCGACCCTTGGCGTTTAAGCCGCCTTTCGGATTCTTCCCTTCTTTGCGTTGCCATGCTGGTGACTTAGCCATAGAACACCGTTGCAGCAATGTTGGTTGGAACGCCACAATAGATGCCGTCGTTGGCCAAAATACCTTCGCCGGGAATAATTACATTAACAGGCACACTGTTAGTAATATCAACTTCCATGAGTATGTTGTAGTAAATACTTACGTTACCGCTCTGTGATCCAGAAGCCACGGTGACTGTAAAAGTAGTTACGCCAGTAACGGTGATTGTATAAGGGCCTGTTGCGGCTCCACCAGAAGTGAAGACTAATAACACTCTATTGCCTGTTGAAAGGCCGTGCCCACCTGATACAGTTACAGTACAAGTTGTAGTTGAAACACTGTATGTTCCGCTAATGCTGACATTGCTAGTGAAAGCCACGTTAGCAGGTGTACCAGAAACGGTATTGGATACCACAGCACCTTTAAGACGGGTACGCCCGGCAAAAACTAAGCCGGATGTACCTATCATAATATGCTGGGATTTTACGTCGGTTTGCATTCCCATAGGATGCTCCTAATTAGACAGATGTTGGGTTAGCAACGCCATCTGAACCACGGACTGTATACACACAAGTTACGCTTGCTGCACCACCAGAAGCAGTACCTGCACAAGCATAAGTTACTGTAACGATTGCATCAGTTGAACCTACGTTCTCAAAAGAAGCAATGCTTGCGTCAGTAATGGTAAATGTTGCACGGCCTACAGACAAAGGCGTAGTGGTAGCACTACCAACAGTACCCAAAGTTGTAGAACCAATTTTTACAGTGATTGTGTTACCAGTAGTACCAGCATAAGCGGTGGTAATGTTCACAATAAAGTTTTGAATCATTGCACCAGCAGGGAGAACAAACAATGTAGTAGCGGTTGTATCGCTAACAGTTGTTGCGCCTGTTTGTGTAACAGTCGTTGCGCCCATGTTGCGGATAGTGCCCGCAGTTGTGCCAGTTGTGTTTTTGACAGTGCCCAATAACCAAGGGCCTAGGTGAGTTGCGAATCCCATGAGGATCTCCTTACATACAAGTTAAGTGTATCAATTGGTATGTCATCAGCCGGGACTGTTTGATACACCGGAAAGCCCGGAATAGTTCTAATATACATCAAAAGAAAAGGGGGCACAAGCCCCCTAATCTTATCAGGACGAACCGGGTGAACCCCAGATTCCCAATGGGTCAGACCAACCAAAGGAATAACGCTCACGAGCCTTGTAACGTACGTTACCAGTATCGAAGTCGCCGTCCATTGAATTGACAAGAGCCATACGCTCAAAGTGCTTCAAGCCGTTAGGTACGTCAGTTGTCAAATACCAACCGTTGCTATCGGTCAAGAAGTGATTAACTGTGTAGCCTTCAGGGATTGCACCCATTTGTTTAATGGCGTTGATGTCATTGTCAGTAGTGCCGACGCGGAGTTCGGTATCTAACAGACGTTTTGCAACGAACATTAAAGCTGGGGGAACAATCAACTTACGGGGTTTAGCGGCAATCAAAAGACCGCGCTCGTCCGTCCAAGCAGCGATTTGAATAACGGCGGCTTCCAAAGAAGTCTCGTTCAAATCAACGCCAGTAGATGCAGTATTGCTATTTGTCGAACCGTTCACCAATGGGTGCGCAGTAGAGAACAAAGCAACACCATCACCACCGGGGTAAGCATTACTGAATCCGTTGTTGACAACAGAAGCAGCTTTAACTTGCTTGGTGTACGCCATAGCACGGGCCAAAGCTTTGGTATAACGTGCAGACAATGAGTCATACAAGTTATCTTCCACAGCTTCTTCAGTGATGGAGAAGCCTAAAGCGATAGTCTCGTGGTTGTAGCGTGCGGTAAATGCCTCTTGTGCATTATCGTACTGGATTGCTGAACCCTCGTTCTTGACTGGAGCAGCGGAGAAACCAGCAAGCTTGGTCTCTTCTTCAAAGCTACGCTCAGATTTCTCTGTTTCGTAAAACTCTTTATGCTCTTCGCCGTAACGTGCATACTCTAAACCGAACAATGCGTTCAAGCCGGGGAGCAGCTCTTTCAATAGTTGTGCGCGGGAAATAGCCATGATTTAAGCTCCTTATACAGCAGTTGCTGTGTAGTACTGATGTGAGCCAAAATTAATTTTGACAAGCACTTCGGGGTACTGGGTGAAAACAAGTGTTGCGGCTGTCGTAAACGCTGTTTGAGGCGCAGTATTAAGCACAACGGTGGTAGCACCAGCGGCAGCGGCAGTTGCGACAAAAGAACCAGAGCCAATCAATTGACCGTTAGCGGCAATTGAAGCAACATCAGTTCCTAGGGGCAGTGCGGCAGCACTAGATGAAGTCAAGGTTAAGGTGGCTGTGGACGTTGAAGACCAAACCGCTGTACCCAACGCTACTTGTGTATCACGAACAACGTCAACAACACGCAAGCCAAAACCGCTAGTTGTTAAAGTTGAAGAATACAAAGCTGCTACGGCTGAATCACCTGTGTTGACATTACCAGCGTTTTGAATCAAACCTAAGTTTTGACCCACAACAGCAATGCTTCCAGAAGCGATCACAGTAGTTGCTGAACAAATAACTACCTTGAAAACAGTATCAGGATCATCACAAATAACAGCCATTGCATCACCAGCTAAGGTGCTTGCGGGCCAGTATTGAGAAAACTGCTTCTGTTTTGTTAATGGGTTTGTAAAAGAACAACCCAAGAAAACACCAGTCAAACCAGCAGCACTTGAGTCTGTGGTAGATGTGTTTTTAACAATTGAGCCACGAATAATATTAACCATGTCGCCATAGAAAATATTAGTAGCGTAGCCGTACTGAATAGGTAATTGACGGGTAGAACCCGAAAACACCTGTCCACCAATCAAATTGACTGGTTTTAGCCCGTAAGGGGCTGCAACAACGGGATAAGCCATTTAAGGACTCCTTAATTTATTTAGAACCAGAACCAAACCCAGCTCCGCGACTGACTGTCGACTTGCGGTCGGAGAACAGCGGCATCCTTGGATCATTGTTTCGCATAAAGTGATTGTCAACTGACTCCATCTGATCTTGTGCTTGTTTGTTGAAGTAATCATCACGGGCTTTGGCTTGTTCAGCAGGTTGTTTGCAAAGCATCAACCCACCAATCTCCACATTACCTGTCTTCTCACTTGCCTCAAGCATAAGTTCTGGATGGTCTACTGCCTTTACTGGCACCCAGCCATCGCGCATCTTACGAGACACGTTGGTT